AAGAGTAGCAAATGATTGTCCTCGTGGTCCTCGTAAAGGTGGATTTGGAAGCACAGGTAAATAACATGAGATACAGAGATTATGGTGAATTACTCGAAGACCAAATCGCAGAAATGAAAATGCGATTACGAGCATATAGAGAAGGGCAACGAGATAATCGTGCCAGATTAGCCAAACAACATGGCGTAAAATTTGTAGACCCAAATGAAGAAATCCAGTCACTTAAAGACCAGGTTGAAAAACTTACATCATATAATGGGGAACTGGTTGCATTGATTGAACGAACCAATTCACAGATGAATATGAATACGGTTAAAAACATAGTAGAAATGCATAAATTAAGGAGAAAATTGTTATGACAACAAAACAATTCATTTACGTATTAGGCGGTTTGTTACAATTATGCTACACAGAAATGCGTAAACTAGATAATAGCATAGTAGTGAGCGGTGTTGATGTTCCTACTCGTGAGTTTATGGTATCTGATGATGTTTTAGAGTTTGTGCCAGAACATGGCAGTATTGCTCGTGCGTTGTCTCAAGATTACGCTCTTGAAACTGTTAAGTTGGGACTAGAATTAATTCAAAACTTCCCAGAATACAAGAAAATTGTTCACAAGCCTAATCAATTAGTAGCTTATGAAACTAAGGAAGAACAGTACCTAGTTACTTTAAATGGTATTGTAAAAACAAACCCAGGTGATTGGATTATCACTGGTGTCAATGGTGAGCAATATCCTTGCGACCCAGAGATTTTTAAACAACTGTATGACATTGTGGAATAGTATATTACGATATACTAAATGGGGGTTACATGGTTCACTATTTCGTAGTTGACTACGGAAATACTGGTGACTTCTATAATGTTGGTGTATTAGGAGAGAATAAAGACCTCATAGAGGAATATTTAAAAACACAATCAAGAAATGTACGATACTTAAAATCATGTGAGAGAAAAAAGAAAACAGGCAAGGACATAGGGGTAGGTATTATCGTAAGTTGTAGATACCTATCCCGTTGCCCTAAAGGTCTCACACCAGATAGTAGAGGTACAGTAATATGAAAGAGTCGATGATACAAGAAGCATTGGCTCTTTTTGAACAGCGTGGCGATAGTGCTGTCGAAGAAATCAATGCTATTATGAGGAATTGGGAATTTACCAATTCAGTAGCAGAATATCGCAAAGTTGATAAACTTTCCGCAATGGTGGAGAGATATGGCGATTCGCCAGAAAAAATCATCATACGTAAAGAAGAACGCATGATGTTACTTCACTTCGTATGTTGGCTAAAAGTATTTTTAAAACAGGTGCGACCATTGATGTGGTATGTATGGAGAGATACTGTTATCTATGGTATGAGTATCAAGCAGTGTGCAAAGAAATATAAAATTACAGAATCATCAGCTAAAAATTGTAAATCAGCTTGTAAACAAAATATTAAAAGGGCATTGCCATTGTATTACGCACAGTTTGGTAATTTAGAAGAATATCTAAAAAACTAGGAGCGTGCATGACTACAAAAGCATTAGCGGAGACATTTCTACCGCACATTATGAAGTGTAGATTAGATAGCGAATATGGCCAGTTAGCCGTGCTGTCTGATGTACATGAAGGTTTAAATAATCGTAAGTATTTACAGCAAACAGTGAAAAATTTGTTAGAATTAGGCGAAAATTGCAAAGTTATTCTTGGCGGTGATAGCACTAATACCACAACAAAACACTCGAAGGGTAGCGTATTAGAAGAGACATTAGTCGGTGATGAACAGGTATACGCATTGGTTGAAGATATTCGTCCTCTATATGAGAGTGGGCAATTACTAGGTGTAATTGGTGGTAACCATGGTGCTAGAGCCTATAATGACGCTTATATTAGCGTTGAACAAATGATTTGTGCATTACTTGGTAATCGCAGTTTATACAAAGGTGAGTTTGGCTTATTGTACTTCAACGTAAATAAAAATTGTTACGTTCACCATATTTTACACAAAAATCGTAAGACTAAAAACTACTATGATTACTTTAATGCAGATGTTACATGGTTTGAACATTTCCATGAGCCTAGTGCAGTGCCTAAAGTGGCTATAGAGCATAATAAGTATACGAAGAAACCCATTGTAAAAGAGGTATGGGAATTACGTCAATCATCGTTTCAGACGTTCCCCAATTACCTTAAAGCTAGTGGTATTCGTCCTAGTTTAAGTGGGTTCTGGATTGCAGAAATGAGCGGTGATGAACACAATAAAAAGGTAACTCCTTTTATGGGCGATACCTATTTTGATTTGAGAAAGAGGGGATTATATGTCAATTAATGATATGTATCTTGACTTAGGATATGGCTTTAAAGTAGCCATGAGAGAAGTATACGCTATCATGCCTATGAACGTATCAACCTCAAAAGAATTGTTTAGAACATACTTTCGCAACAATAAAGTATTACGTGCCACTAAAGGCAGACAAGCTAATTCGTTCTTGCTTTTAAATAATGGATACGTGTTCACATCAACGCATACAACCGATGAGCTAGTAGAGCGTATATGGGAACTTAAACGAATAGCAAAGGCGGTTACATATGAGAAAGCCTAAACCAGGAAGAAAAAAGGTAAAGGGCTTAACGCATAAACAGAGGGTTTATGTACAAACAAAGATTTTGACTGGCAGTAAATCAGAAGCCCTAAAGGCGGCTGGATATAGACCAAAGGGGAATACCGTGGAAGAAAGCGTAGTAGTACAGCAAGCACTGGCGGAATACAAACAACGCATGGATAAGAAATTTATGGATAAGGCAGATGAGGTAGCAAATATGCTCCTTGAAGTAATTTACAATCCAGATACTCCAGCTAGTGCAAAAGTAACAGCTATTAAAGATTGGCTCGATAGAGCTGGTTTAAAACCTGTAGACAAACAGGAAGTAGACGATAAGCGTGTAATCGATACAAGTAGTCGATTAAGTCGTGAACTCATTGATAAACTAAATACATTACCTAAAGAAAAAGGCGAGGAATAATATCCTCGCCACTTTTTTATTTGTATGCTTCTATAACTTTGTAAAAATCAGACAGATTAGAACATATAGTGCCACGCAATCCTAATAATTCATTGTTTCTCCAAGCCTTAGCCAAACTGAATTGAGAACCGTATCGATTATGAACCCATTTTGTTACTGCAAGGCAATCTTCGCAATATATCCAATCAATGCCTGTTTCTAGGTAATCGCAATCTCTAACAATCATATCCATAAGTAAATCTCCTTAATCTTCTGATAGTTTTGCATAAGTCCACCAAGATATCTGATTTTCATCGTCTGTTGACCACGATGTTGCACCGCCGTCCCATGTATACACTTTTCCATCATTGTAGCCAGCGAAATAACGTCTTGTCCATTGCCCATCTTCACATGAACTAACTAATACAGGCGTATCTACTTTAACAGTAGACCAATCAACTTCATCAATATGGTCCTCTATTTCAACATAGTTGCGTCCTTTTAAGGCGTCTGCTATAAGTGCGATTAATATATTACCCAAACGAGCCTGATGTTCTGGGTCGAAAATGAGTACATCCTCTTCAGAGTAACCTGGTTTTTCCTTCGACACATAAAATTCATCGATATATCCTCTTCTAAAGATATATCTCCACCCATTGTTATATAGTTTTTTTAACGTAATTTCCATACCTTCTTCTGTTAAATATTTACTTTGTAACATAATAATTCCTCCTGTTTATACTGCTAATAACCATGTATCTGTTTTATCATCATTTTTTAGTCTGTAATCTTCGATAATTTTATCAACGTCCTGTTTCCAAAGTGTGAAATCTTCACTTGTAGCAAGGTTCAATAAAGTACTCATAGAACATACGCTGGCTCCATACATTCTAACGTGTCTGTCAGAACACGTAGAGCTTTGTGCGTCAATGCTCCAGTACGATTCTGTTACCTCACATCTATAAATAAAGTGTTGCATCATATCACCTACTCTTTTAAAAACTCTAAAAACCCACCATAAATATCTTTAATAATATACAACTCATCACACGTCCAGTAGCAATCTTGTTTAAACTCTTTCTTGGATTGTCCAGTTAGGCTATGAACTAAATAATGACCCTCTAATGATGTGTTGTGACCAACCATTTTCGTTAGGTCCACATTTTCCCACACATTGTGATGATTTTGACCCCAACCTTGTTGTACTACATTAACCATATTAATACGTTCCTTTCTGTATTTTTTCGACAAAACCACCATACACTTCTTTTACTAGATATAAATCTTTGTAACTCCAGTTACAGAGACTTAATTCTTTCCTATATATTTTCTCATGATATGTATGTACTCTATACAGACCGTTAAGTCCATCTACAAAATCTGACTTACTGTTAAGACATACATCTTCCCATACGTTGTAGGAACTACTGCTATATTGTTGCAATACAATATTCATATTAATGGCCTCCTTTCTCAAATAGCTCGTGTAAAATTTTAGGTTCGTATGTACGACCTTCCTTAATCATTCCGTCATACTTTCTCATATTCCAGATAGCGGAAGATAGGGTAGGGTGACTTTTATATGCGTTGTACACTGGCAAGAATAATTCTTGCATATCTTTGTATTTACGGCGTTCTTTTGTTACTTCATACATGAGTTTAGCGTATTTGTTGCTGTCTTTTTCATCGTAATCATTTTCTATAGCGTGGTGGATATCAGATAGTGCTTTATCCATATTCCCACGTTGTTCGTACCAGTACATTCTTTCGTTATAAATGTATTCCATCAAATCAGCGAAATCAGCAATAATTTTTAACATTTGTTCTTTAGTCATTTTCTTTTCCATTAGTATTTCTCCTTATCTATACATTTCAATTACTTTATAAATACCATTCCAATCATTGGTTGACATTGGTTCTTTACACACAAAATCGTATGGGCTTTCTTGCAACCTATCTAGTCTAGGCGTCCAGGCGTTTACATATGTACAACCAAATGGCCATAATTTTTCAGTTTCACATTCACATTTAAAAGGGAACCATGTTCCGTATGATTTTGTGATATAAATTCCATCAAACATTTTATTTATCCTCTCCGTTAATAAAAATTTTATTCGATTTAGCTATAATTTCTTTTTTCATGCGTTTTACTTCGGTTTTTTCATATACAAAATATGTATCATCAATAAGTGTAAATTTTTTATGATTATCCACAAGCCATCTTAGATAGTCTTTTTTTAGTTGGCTTTTTTTCTTGTCGGAAAGAGAAAACCACCTCATTACAGCTTCTACTACATAGTCTCCATAAATATAATATAAGACAGTATTACTACCTTTCTTTTTTACAGCAAGTGTATTTTTTAAATCTTCAAAACACTTTTCGATTGGTTCATCAAATTCTTCGCTTAAATATCTTTCAAACATACTCATTATAAAGCACCTCCATCTACTACATAATCAATGACCGCTTTCTTAAAACTATTTGTATTTAATCTGTACTCATCAATACTACCTTTACCATACAGGTAGTAGATAAACACATCTTTGTTTTGACCTAACCGATGTACTCTATCTTGTGCTTGAGCTAATAGAGAGGGGGACCAAGGATACTCTATAAACACTGCACATCTACTTGATGTGAGCGTTAAGCCTACTGCACTAGCTTGCAAGCTACATATAATTACTTGCGTATTACCTAGTTGAAAGTTATCTATATTTACTTGTCTAATACTAGGTGATTGGCCACCTACAATAACACTTGCTTCTGGGAACGCTAGGTTTAATGCTTTGCCAATATCCTTATGATGTACGAACACGACTACTTTTTCGCCACGTTCTACCAACTGATTTATGAAATCTACCGAGTGTGGAAGTTTAGACCGTAATACCGCTTTGTCATATCTTTCAATTTCATTAAAAGAATGTGGAGCTGGTTGTTCCATTTCTATAATTGGTATAGGAACGATTGTTTTACATGGTAACTGATTGGCCAGGTCTTTTTTTGTACGCCTTAACCAAATCTTGTTCATAACGTTGTGTAATCGTTTAAGATTACTAGCACCGCTATAATCAATTCCGTATTGACTATTACGAGGATTGCAATATGTATTAAGAAAATGTTCTGCACCACCTACCTTGTGAATATTATTTAAAATCTGCATTTGAGTAACTAATTCGTTTGGCCTGTTAAGCATTGGCGTACCAGTAATTAATATCTTGTATGGTATGCGTTTCGACCATTCCAACGCCAGTTTTGTACGTTGGCTATTATCATTTTTAAAAGAATGACTTTCATCTAATACCAGCTGTTTGACTGGTATGTATTTAATATCGAACTTGTATTTTTTCATACGTTCGTAGTTAGTAATAATCACGTTTTGTGATAAATCATCGATTGGAATTGTTACACCAATCCAACGTTCAATTTCGTTTTTCCAGTTAATTTTTAAACTAGCTGGACATATTACTAAGATAGGGAATTGACCTCTTTTAAACATGGCTTCAATTACTGTTCTAGTTTTACCCATTCCCATATCATCACACACAAAGGCGGAACTATTATTTAGTATGTATTTCACTCCTTGTGCTTGGTGAGGGAGTAGGGGAAGTCTATTATGCATTTCATCACCTCATCTTCTAAACTTTTGAATTACCTTGTAAACACTTTGCATTTCACTGTGTAGCTTGAAAAAGTATGTGAATGGTTGGTTAGGGGAACTAATTCTAATAACAGCCATTTCAATCTCATTCCGTCGCATATCGTATACTTTAAAGCGTTGTTGTAGTGTTTCATCTGGCAAATATACAAATTCATCATTGCATTTAAAATAGTTTTCGAATATTTCACGAGCTGTCATTTTGCCCACTCTCCTTCTAAATAATCCTCTATTAATTTATATACATGAGGGGTATTTTCTTTTAGCTTGGATAGTGTGCCATGTCTATGGTCCCAGCCCAATCTACTATCTTTACGTGATGTCCTACAAAACATATTATCGTAACCAGGTTGCATATCTGTAATCTCACATATTATAGGAACACTGCTAATTAGACGATGCCACACAAACACGTCTCCTTGTTTGAAATAACCTTCAAATAATTCTATTCCAGTCATTGCTATCACCTCATAGTAGGGAAGAGGGAAAGTTGTTACTTCCCTTTCCCGTAATTCAAATTACCCATTAATACGTGTTTACCTAGAATATTCTCACCGTCCATGATGGTAGGGTCGTCAACGTAGAACACAATGCTGTATTCTTTAATCTCGAAATCATGTACACCACAACCAAGGCTATCAGCTACATCGTAAAAAGCGTCGATAAATTCATCTGCCTTATCGTCGGTAACTTTACCAGTAAATAACTCTACTGGATATACTTCATAAGCCCCATAATCATCGTGTATAACATAACCGCTAGTATCAAAATCGTCATAATCGAACGATGTTTGTTTAACTGGCTTAGAGAAATAATAGTTTTGCCATTGACTTTTTGTGGGTACATAGGGCTTGTAGCTACTATTACTATATAAGGCGTGGCTTTCTTTTGATTGTACGAAATCGCCTAATATTACCAGTTGGTCTTTTGCGACGATAGCGAATTTATTACCACTCACATGGTCTTCAAGTAATTCCTGTACTTGTGGAATCCATAATGCTTTACCTAATGGGTGAACCATTGTTTTGATAAATTGCATGGTATCGGAATGTTTAGCTTTCATTCCTTTGAGTGGTGTATACTCATGCATAACGCCGTTATGTGCTAATCCAATGTCAGAATAGCTATCACCTAACCCCATTTTCTTGTAGTCACTACATACAGGGAATGGGTGACAGGTGCTAGTACCAATAGCGCCAGATGTTGCTATTCTAAAGTGAATAACACGGTCAATGTTGGTAGGTAGCTTTTCAAGCTCTTTCCATAAGCTATCAAAAGTAAAGTAGCCTTTTGAAATATGTACTTTTTGCGATTTCTCATCAAAATACATGAAACCAGCACCATCTGGGTTGTTATCAAAACATTCCTGTAATTCCGCTTTATTTAATTCTAATTCTTTGTTATATACTGCAATCACACACATTATTTTGTCCTCCTATAATTAAATACCTTGCTTGTTCATGTAATTTACAAGTTCGTTATAGCCACGTTCTGTAGCCTCTTTACGAACGTTTTCGAATGTCATGTCACAATAAAGCCCATTCGCTAGGTCAGTGATAATATCCACAAACTGAATGTAACTACGAATTACTTCTGGTCGATACGTTGTGTTAAACAAACGAATTTCGACTGTAGCATTTGGCCACACGTTTACTGCGTGGTATCTATCTCCACGTGTTTCGTTATAAATGTCGATGAATTTATCATCATCGTCATATTCTGTTGGTGCGGCATAATCTGTTGCGTTATCCCAATCACGATTACCGAAATCCATGAGTGTTTGGTAGTTTTCAGAGAAAAACTTGATGAGCTTGCCAATATGAGATTGGGACTTAAAGTGTTCCCTAGAAATGTGGATATGGAATCCAGCACCTTCCTCATCGTCATAGTCATTGCGACCTAGGCGTTTTGTAATCTCTTCCCAGTCAATATTGCTAAGCAAGTAATCTGGTGAACATGGGTGAGTGATTGCTTCAAATCCCTCATCTAAGCTACTGTCGGAAGAGCAGTAGAACTCTTTGTAATCGCCAAAGATGCTTTCTGCGATATTAGAGTTGCAACCGCCACCTTGCACCTCATATTCACACCCTAAGAATTTAGGTCCGTTACCATAAAAGTGAAGGTCAATATCTGGGTGATAACAACGGATATAGCCACTATCTTTGTAGTAGACAGAGCCGTTGTCTAATCGATAATCATTAATACAGCTGTCACATAAATCATAGCCATCGTCTGATGTACCACCCTCATATTCAATATCGAACCACTCACCACAACAATCACATTGGGTGTAGTTATCTTCCCGATAGCTGTCTGTCATAACTTCGTCGCCAACCCAAACACACTCATCTTCATGAATATATTGCTCCATGACATCAGACCACATATAAGAGTTGTCAAGACAACCTGTACAGATACGACCATCACGTGTATCCGTCATATCGTCGGTGTGGTATATATCGCCACATTCCTCGCAGATTTCATAATCGTCGGTTAGTCCATTCCGAATATCGTCATATGTGACGATATCATCACCATCTTCCACATAACGGTGGTCCCATGCTTCTGGAATATGTTCGCCAGAAAGTGTAGATTGGACGCACTCGCTTTCATCAACCACTACGTCCATATTTCTGTATTGGAGGTGGATTGGTTTTTCGATTGCTTTACCACTGATAAAGCTAACAGAACCAGTAGCGACTAATTTAGCACCGTTAATCGTCCCTGGGCTTTGGTTCCATTGCCACAAAATGTCATATGTGCCGACTTTGAAAAACTTGCCCTCAGTGCTAATATACTCACGACCAGCAGTGATTTTGACTCCATTGGAGTCTAAGATGTGTTCCGTAGGCCGTACATTCACATCAAATTCCATATCGCATTGGATATGGTCGATGTACGAGTTGTTAACTATAACAATATCGCCAGCTTGGAATTTCACCATTTTAGGTGAGTACTCTTCTGGCATTTCGTCCTTTGCGACTTTAATAACGTCGCTAGGATTTTTTACACTTCTCAAAAAATAAAAGAGTTTCTTGGTTTCCATGTTCTCAGTCAACAATTCACAGTTGTAGATATTTCCGTTAAATACATATTGTTTCATTTTAGTTCTCCTTTTCTGATTCTAATTGTTCAATCATTCCGATATACCAACCAGTAGGGTAGCCGTCTTTCTCAGCCTCTTTCATTTCTTTTTTTAGGACTTCGACCGAATACTCTGCATTTAAAATATTATCGAGGTCGTCGATATCAATTTCGCAGTCCGTAGCACTTTCTAGCTCACGAATATATTTGAATAGCAACTTCTGTTTTTCTTTTTCTGACAAATTCTCTTTATCTATGACTTGCCAGATTTGGGCTACATACATTTCACCCCATACATAGCCTCTACATGCTTTATTGAGAATATCCATAATTTGCTTTTCCATAATAAAGACCTCACTTTTTTAATAAAAAATACATAAACATAAACATGAATACATAGCCTACTAATACAGTAGTCCATGTTAAGATTTGTCCAATCGCTTGGACTGTTTGAATATCCATAGGGTAATTCCTCCTTGAATAAAAACATGGATATTTACACTACACACATAAGTGTGTGTATGTGTAGTCGTTGGGTTATCGAACTCATCGACTGCACTCACTGTAGCACATGAATTTCAAAACGCCAGAATCGTGATGATTGCTGGGTTCGTGGATTATCGACATCTTAGGCACCTTGACGGTTTCGCAATGAGAATCAACTAGCAAGATAAATGTTAGTGGTGAAAAAGTGAAATGAGATAAAGATGAAAACAGAATATATATAAAACTAAAAACAGGGAATAAGAAAAATAAATTCTGTATCATGTATCTATATATAGATATGTATCAATACAGGTAATCAAAAAAAAGATACATACAAACGTATGTACCTATAAATAAAATTCGTTTATTCGCTCCGTATGGTGTTTTAAATGATTGGATAGGGTAATTATACCTAAATAGATATAAAAAGGGCTTAGAGGGCTATATAATCAATTCTAGGGCTATTCTGAAAATATAGTAACACATACAAGCGTTATAATTCACTTATAAGCCAATATATAACACGTTGCCTATAGAGGCAATGCAAAGCACGATACAAGCCAATACAACCGCAAAGAGTGAAAACGGGGGAAAAGAAAAAATAAATTCCCTATCAATAACCATATATAAGAGAATAACCCTATATAGTAATAAGACTGTAGCACCTGTATTCATAAACTCATAACCCTATACAATTTAATATATTGTATACAATAATTTAATTTGTTAATTATTATTTATAAATAGAATATATGTTCGGTATTATAACGCAAAAAAAGGCTAGTCCGTAAACTAGCCAGTTTTCTTATAAAAATTTAAACATATCACTCCATTTAAAGCCGTAAAAAGTGATTATCATAGCATTTCTTTCACCATTCCAAGTACGTTGACGCCTAAACGCCCACGCTTTATCTTGCCAATACAGGCGGTTACAGTCCTCACGAATACAGCTATCCCCATATGGGTTGCGTGGATACCCGTCCCATTTTGCAAATTCACGGCTTAATTTACGGTCTAAACCATACCAGATAGAACGACGCAAAGCATTATTTAACCAGATTTTCATAATATCCTCCAATTTTCAAATACTTTTCTTTACGATGCTATAACATATGTATAACCCAGTCTCAAAAAACACGGGATTTTAAGGGAAAAACTATCACATATGTATAACATCGTGATTTAGGTGAGTAACTCTATAGACTACCTGTTAAGGCTGTTATAGTTATGCTAATTTCGAAAGGATAGCCATGAGGGCTGTCTTTTCATCATCATCTAGCACGTCAAGTTTTTTAGTATCAACAGTAATTGGCTTTTCTTTGTTTACCTTGCTTTCATACTCAAACCCAGTTTTGAATAGTGTTAAAGTATTGCCAGCTTTATCAGTGAAAACAGCCTTTTTATATCCCTTAGGGTCGGTAATTAAATCATTGATTTTCAAGCCCGTTTCAGTTTTGTTAAACTCAACGTGCATTTTCAATGTTAACACATTGTCTTTAAGACTGAATGTATTGCCAGTTGCCTTTACAGTAGATTTTGTAGTTTTGTTAGCTGTATTGATAGATTTTTTAATTGTCATGATAGTTGCCTCTTTCGTTAAGTGTTTAATATATTGAGTTAAGATATTGAAACCCTTAACAGATAGCCTATACAGCTACTCACCTATATTCAGTTATCTAAGAGCTATCTACTTGCTTGCTTGGTTGCTTGCTTTCGATGGTTACACTAAACCACATGAGCCATAAACCCTAGAAATCGTTGTATTTACTGGCTTTATAGCCTTTTTACTTCTCTTTATCGGTAATTGCCTACTTTTTACCCTGTATTTGAGATTGAGAATCATCTAGCCAAGGGGTGGGGCTTCGCTTTTCACCACCCCCATGTCACCCCCGCCAGTTTAGAGACCCTTTTCCCAGATTTATAAGAAGTTGCCTGGAATATTCCATTATTTCCCCAGATTTATAAGAGGGTGGGGCTTCCCAAAAGGGTACCCCCTATATAAATAGACCGTTACCAGTAAAATTAATTTTTGAATTATATTTACACTTATATATAAATACCTCCAGAGATAATGAGCTTTATTAACTATAGGAGGTGGTTTTATATCTACTGCACAAGATAAGATAGCGGAAGCATTTAGGAGAGGGAAAGAGAATTTAGTTACATTCCACCGATTGTTTCTACCTATCGAAGAAGAAGTAGAGCCAGCTTGGTTCCACTATAAGTGGAGTGACATTTTGTTACATGAGAACAAGCACTTTGCCATTGAGGGGTTCCGTGAATCAGCGAAGTCGAGTTTCGTACTAAGGGCGTTTCCTTTGTATCGTTTAACATATCCTTCTAAGAAAGCCAATTATATTGTGTTCATTATGGCCAACCAAACTAAGGCTAGTAAGCAATTAAAAGAAATTGCTGAAACATACGTTTCCAATGAGTTTTTAAGTTTAAACCTAGTGAAGGTTAAGCAACAATCAGAGAAGGCTTTTGAGTGTGTGGTAACCGATGAGAAGGGCGAAGAAATATGTGTCCGTATGGAAGCATATGGTAAAGGTTCTTCTATCCGTGGTTTATTATGGGGGGATAAGCGACCAGATATTATCGTAATTGACGACCCTCAAGACGTTGAAGATTCTATGTCAGATACTGTACAAAGTAATGACTACGATTGGTTTTTATCAGACGCTTATTTCCTTGGTAAGAGAACCCGTATCTTTATGATTGGTAATAACCTTGGCGAGAAATGTTTGATTGAACAGGTTATCGAGAATAAAGACTTACTTAAATTTAATGCATTACGTATTCCTGTTATGGACGACGAAGGAGCTTCCAATTGGCCAGAACGTTTCCCAGTAGAGGAAATTCTCGAAGAGAAAGAAGCGTGGAGGGCGTTAGGTAAGCTAGACATTTGGGAAAGAGAAAAGATGTGTATTGCTATTTCTCCAGAACGTCAAATGTTTAAGAAAGAATACTTTATGTATTACGCTCCTAACGAGTTAAAGCTAGAAGATTGTTCTATTTATACTACAGTCGATTTGGCTATTTCTGAAAAAGAAAGTGCCGATTACACAGTTGTTTGTACAGTAGCTGTTAATCCAGATAACAAATGGTTTATCTTGGACGTGGATTATGATAGGTATGACCCATCACAAACAATTGACGCTATATTTAGAGCGGTACAAAAGTATAGACCTATCTATGTAGGTGTAGAAAAGGTTGCGTACCAGGCTTCTGTTAAACATTACCTAGAGAAAGAAATGCCTAAACGTAATATTTGGTTTACAGTGAAGGACTTAGAAGCGTCTAGCCGTAAGGAATTACGTATTGCTACTCTTCAACCACGGTTTAAAACTGGTAGTGTGTGGTTCCCTATGGGAGCCAAGTTCCTCACAGAACTCGAAAGCGAATTACAAAGTTTCCCTAAAGGGTTACATGATGACTTGATTGACGCTTTGGCCTATATCAGTCAGATTGCTGTTCCACCTGTTAGTAACTTTAGTAATGTAAGTACAAGTGACATTCCATTAGGAGGTGCGATGTAATGAAATTATTACATGATAACGTATTGGTCATTCCAGAAGTGAAGGAAGAAACTACAGAAAGTGGTATTATTCTTGGCTCCACACCAAAAGCACAAAACATTGGTACTGTATTTGCTAGTGGAGAAGGCAAATTCGACCATGGTAAATGGGTACATAACGAAGTTCAAGAAGGTGACGTGGTTCAATTTGGGCCATATACACAAGAAATTACAATTGAAGGTTCTAAATATCTGTTAATGGCTCATTCTAATATTATTTGTATTCTTGATTAAGGAGGTTAAATGGATAGTGAATCCGTATTACAGGACTTAAATAAGACAGTAGTCCGATACGTGCAGAACGATATTCAACGTGCAGAAGCGTATCAAGCTTCCATTGTCGAACCAGCAGTTCGAGAACGTTATGAAATTTATTATGCCGATAAAGATTACTACCGTCAGAAGTTCCCTATTCTTTCTAAGACCTCTGACCTTGTATCTACAGACGTAGCCGACACAATTGAATGGGCATTACCATCTTTGATGAAGGTATTTACTGGCTCTGATGAAGTAATTACCATTGCTGGCGTTACAGAAGAAGATGATACGAAAGCAGAAACCATGCAAGAACTGTTGGTATATCAACTACAACGTCAAAATAACTTCTTTACGGTCTTATATAACTGGATGAAAGACTCTTTAATTGTTGGCATGGGCATTATTAAGTGCTATTGGGAACGTACAGAGGGGTATACAACTGAAACAGCTGTACTCAACAATGAAGCACTACAGGCTCTTACACAAACTGGTGTAACTATCGAAGACATTCAAGGTCCAGACCAATTTGGTGACTTCTCTGTTACATATCAATTGCCGTATTATCGAAAAAACGCACCTAAATTAGAAAATATTCTAGTAAGTGAGTTTTTATATTCCCCAGACGCTAAGTCTTTGGAGGAAGCTAACTTCGTAGCTCATAAACGTAAAGTAACGATGTCTTATTTACGTGAGCGTGAAGCACAAGGCGTATACGCTAATATTGATGATATCCGTGTTAACGGCAATTACAACGGTATGAACGTAGACCAAGTAGAACAGGTTATTGGTGATAACTATGTAGACATAAATAAAGACGAGCAAACTGCCCGCCAAGAAGTTGTTATCTATGAATGTTATACGAAAATCGATATTAATAACGATGGTATCTTAGAAGATATGATTATCACCATTTGTGGTGATACGATTATCCGTATGGAACAAAATTACATGGGTAGACACCCATTTTTTGCTATTTCTCCTACAAAAGACCCTCATCGTATTTGGGTTAAGCGTTCATATGCAGAGTTAATTGGCGAATTACAAGACCTAAAAGTTGCGTTAACACGTCAAATCATGCAAAATGTTGCGTTGACTAATGACCCTAAAATGTTGTTAGACGAATCAGCTATTAATATTGACGATTTCGTACAAGGTCGTAAGGTTATTCGTATGAAAGCTGGTCATTCTATGAATGAAGTGGCTATGCCAATGAATATTACTCCATTAGCACCACAAACATTCCAATTCTTAGAGTGGATTGAAGGGCAAAAAGAAAACCGCACTGGTATTACTCGTTATAACCAAGGTTTAGACGCTAATAGCCTTAATAAAATGTGTGATATTCACCATATGGTACCGTTAGCGAATGGTAAATTTAAAGAATTGAAAGACATTGTTGATGGTGATATTCTAGTAGGTCAAAATGGTCAACCGACTACCGTTGTTAAAGCACATGAAATTCAACTTCCTAAAAAGGCATACTCTATTGAGTTCTCTAATGGCGAAGTTATCCGTGCTGGTGGCGAACATTTATGGACTATTAGAAACCAACGTGGTGTTCGTAAAACAGTTGATACTGATTATATCTTTGATTATATGTCAAAATATAAACAACCTGTGTATATTGACCGTGTAAATAAACCTCTAGCTGGTATTCATAAAGAATTACCTTTAGACCCATACTTCTTAGGCTTATGGCTAGGCGATGGTGGTAGTTGGCAAAACGTATTTACTACCGAAGATAAAGAAGTTCTTGATTATGTGAATAATTGGGCTATATCTCATGGTGGCTATATTGAACAAACTAAACACCAAAACTCTGGTAAAGCTCTAACATATCGAATTAAAGATACTAACTTGACAGATATTTGTATTAAGCTTGGTATTCGTAAAACTAGATACGAAAATACTGGTGTAAAACATATTCCAGAAATCTATTTTGAGGCTAGTTACGAACAACGTCTTGAATTATTAAGAGGCTTAATGGACACTGACGGTTGTCACCACAGCGGTGGTTTCTGTATCTTCACTCAAAAAGAAGGTCAATTATGTGATGATGTTATCCGATTAGCAAAATCTCTTGGCTGGGACGTAACAGTCCATGAAACAAATCCATGCGAATTCGCTAAACCTAATACCAAATATTTCAATATCGGTATATCTGCACTTGACAATCCATTTAAGTTGTCTCGAAAAGCAAACAAATGGAAGCGTCAAACTCGAATGACAGATAAGGTTAAAATCAAATCTATCACTGAAATTGAACCTATTCCAATGCGTTGTTTGACTGTAGATGCAGAAGATGGACAATTCTGTATTGAATACACTTATACCGTGACACACAATACAGCTACAGGTATATCTGCAATCCTTGGACAATCAGCACAACGTCTTGAATTAGTAGCTCGTATGTTCGCTGAAACAGGTTTATCTGAACTATTCCGTTTTATGGTGTCTTTAAATCAAAAGTTTATCGACCAACAAACAGTCATTCGTTTAACTAATAAAGAACTGAAGATTAGTCCAGAAGATTTGGACGGTAGTTTTGACTTAATTGTTAATGCTGGTATTAGTATTGCTACCAAAGAATCTACTATCATGGCTACACAAACGCTTTTGACAGCGTTAATGCAAGCAAATGCTGGCGGATACATGGTTTCTACACCAGAAAATATTTACAATCTATTTAAAAAGTGGATTGAAAGTATCGGTTTTAAAAACTATGGCGATTATATTACTGACCCTAACGTTACACAACAACGTATGGTTATGGAAATGCAATTAAAACAACAGGTATTGAGTCAATTACCACCAGACGCATTACAATATTATGCTCAGTTCGGTATTTTGCCACCACAATATCTATTGCAATTACCACCAGAATTACAAGTATTATTCGGAGGAGCGGGAAATGAACCAGACGGAAATCAACAATTTAATTCAACAGGGCAACCTGGGGGCGGAGGCTTCGGCGGCCCTAACCTTTCTGGAGGATTGGCTGGAGGCCTATCAAGAGTGGATAATCAGCAACCTCAAAACGTGCCAAGAGGACCGTCTAGTGGAGTACAGGAACCTCCTTCTGGCATCGGAGGGTTTTAAATCGTTCCTAGCGTCTACAATTGCTAGTGGACAGATTGCCAATAAAGAGCTTGCTGACTTTAAACAGCAAGAAGAGTATTTACAACGTACTGGATATTTTCCAGGTGTCTAAGGAGGAATGAAATGGGAATTCGATTCGCAGACTGGAGAGGTAGTGCCAACCCTTCTCCAATTGCTATGGCATTAGCAGAAAAAGCGGGTGTTCAACAAGCACCACAAACACTACAGGATTACAGGGCTCAACAAGAACCTAGTAATATGGCACAAGCTCGTATGGAAGCTAATACTCCATATGTAGCACCAGAGAAAGGTAAATTCGCACCAAATACAGATTATATGTCCGTAAGTATGGCTCCACGTTTTGAAACCAAAGCACAAGCACAAGCTCGTGCCGATGAAGCCGATACACGTGCCTACCAACAATCACACCCAGGTTTAAGCTCTGATTTTTCTGCTAAAATCGCAGAAATCTTACGACAAGGTAAGCAAGCAGAACAACGTTATCGTGACAGTGCTGAAGGTAAATTGCCAGCTAAAACAATGGGCGAAATTGCTCAAGAACGCATGGCTACTATTCCTAAAGACCAAGCTTGGCGTCGCCAAAACCCATTTGCCGAAGGTATGGGTTACCAATGGGCAGATGACAAGACATTGCAAGGCTTAGGTTGGAAAGACGATGATATTAGCTCTATGAAAGCACGTACAGAGTTTGACCCACAAGAAATTCAAAATTTGTACAGCGTTGGAGCATTAAAGGCACCTTATGCAGAGTATTTGAAAAAACAAGAAGCCTTGCGTAGACAAGCTGAAGAAGAAGCTGCTAGAGCTTATGCTGAACAAGCTTCATATGATTATAGTGAACCTAGCTATTACGACGAAGAACCAGCTTCAGCACCAGCACCTACGCCAGCACCTCAACCTTCATACGGCGTTGGTTTTGACCAACTTGATAGCGATAGTATGGCTCAATACAAAGCGTCGCTTAGTCCCATGAGTACAAGTCACTGGGGTACAGGTCGAGGTTCTTATTAATTAGTTTTCACCAACCCAATATGGGAGTGAAGGAGGTAACATGGAAGATTTAAAATTTAAGTTTGATTTGCAAACTTTCGCAGATGGCGAAGGTGAAGCAGAAGTTGATTTGGAGCAACCCGAAGTGGACTCCAATACAGAAGATGTGCCAGATTTTGGTATTGACGAAGATGGCAACCCTGTATTTTTCAACAATGGTCGATTCGGTGATGGCGAAGAAGAAGGCGAACAGGACCCCGAAGGTGAATCAGCTGAACCAGAAGGACAACCAGCAGAACCAGAAACTTATGTTGTCAAAGTGAACGGCCAAGAACAAGAAGTAACCCTTGACGAGTTGTTACATGGATACATGAGAAATCAAGATTATACTCGCAAAACGCAAGCTCTTGCAGAAGAACGACGCCACTTGCAGTATAACCAAGCTCCTCAAGTACAACCAAATGTTAATGCTCAACAAGCTCAACCTCAAGTTCAACAAACAGTACCGCAACAACCGCAAATTACGCAACGTGATTATTACACTCAACTTGATGCATACGCTCGTAAAGAAGTTCAATCGGCATTAGGGGAGGAATTCGATGAATATAATCCGTTACATCAAGCGGCTTACGCTGATAGTATTGCTAACGTTAAAGCTGAAATCTATGCGGCTCGTCAACAAGAAGCAGACCGTCAACGTGTGGTAGACAATTTTAATCATACAATGGGTAAATATTTCCAAGACCCTAACTTCCAAGCTATTAATCAATTGGCGTTGGAAAAACTAAATAACTTACCTTATGCACAAGCTGTTCAGATTAAACAGGCGATGGATAACTATGATTCGCAAACAATTGACGCATACATGTCAGCTGTGCGTAATGAGTATTATGGTGCTAACCAAGTACCAACAATTCAACGAAAACAACCAGTACCACAGGCAAAACCATCTATGAAACCGCCATTTGTAGAGGGTGCTGGTGCCGCTACTGTTCCACCAGGTAGTCCAACAACAGAAATTGATTATTCTAAATTACGTGGATTATCTGTGGACCAACAAGCCGATATTATTTCTAAACTAGGATATTTTTCTAAATAAGGAGGTACTTAATTGTCCCAACAAACGGCTGTTAAGTCTTATCAAGTGGTTGGTACTGTAACCGATATGAATGATTTCATTACTAATATCGACCCTGACCAAACACTTTTAACTTCCCGATTCGGGAAACTTTCTGTACACAATACAGAACATAGTTGGTTGTGTGATTCTCTACGTCCAGCAATGGATAACGCTACTCTTGAAGTACATGATTTCAGTACTCGTCAAGCTACTCCACGTAGACGTGAATCTAACTTCACACAACAATTCGAACACGGCTACACTGTATCTGATATCACTCAAGCTATCAAGAAATACGGTGTACGTGATGAAAAAGCATATCAAATGTTGAAGGCTTCTAAAGAAATTGGTCGTGACCTTGAATATGCTATCGTATCTAACAAAGTGAAAGCACCATTTGACGAAACTACTGCTGGTCGTTTCGGTGGTATCCCTTACTTCTTGGACAACTTCTCTGAAGTAACTGTAGACGCTCAAGGTGTAGTAACCTTGGCTAACCATCGTTTCGTAACTGGTGATAAAGTTATCGTTCGTGGTAAAGGTGCGACTGCTTTGGACGCTAAATACAAAGCTAATACACAGTATTTCGTGAAACCTATCAATAAAGATACTTTCACATTACATGCCACAGCAGAAGATTCTGCCGCTACTCCTGGCACTCCAATCAAACCATCTGCCGCTGTTACAGCTGGTAAAATGGAATTGACTTACTGCAACGCTATCGATGCCCAAGCGTTGAATCCAGCTGGCGAATTTACAATGGAATCATTGAATGACGCTATGCAAGCAGTATGGGGACGTGGTGGTGACGTAGATATCGCTGTTATGTCTGGTAAAAACAAACGTAAAGCGTCTACATTCACAGCTAACTCTCAACGTAACGTTGCGATGGAAGCTAAAAAATTGACTCAAGTCATCGACGTTCTTGAAACAGACTTCGGTGTAATTGAGTTGGTTGCTCACCGTCTATACGCAGATGACGTTGTAGACTTGCTTGAATTGCAATACTGGAAACTTGGTTACCTTATCCCATTCCATAACGAAGATTTGGAACGTAAAGGTACATACAAAGAATCCGTAATTACAGGTACAGCTACTCTCGAATGTACTGCACCAATTGCAAATGCTCGCTTGTACGGCATTTCCAAATAATCCTTGGGGGTAGTTAATTCTACCCCCTTATTTTTTTTGATTAAAAGGTGATATATGAGAATAGACACAAAGGTTACAGTCGAGAAAGACACCTGGAGTATTCAACATACCTTTGACGAATCTGATGTTTTACAACAAGTGAAAGAGGAGCGTGATAGTGGCCTTGAAGGCAACTTGAATGGCCAAGCTAAAGTAATTGCTCGTATTCCTCGCCATCGTTTTATGAGTGACTTTGAACTTATTATGGCACAGGAGTGTCAAGGTAAGGACAAAAAAGAATACGAAATGTGGATTCGTAAATGGATTATGAAAAATCCAGAATTTAGGACTACGACTGGTAATATCAAGAGGTACTTATGATTGAAGTACGTGATGTGGTTACTTCTGTTTTATATGGGTTAGGAGAAAATGCTAACCGAAAACATAGTGACCCAGAAATTATAGACGCTCTGAATATCGTATTACGGTATGTAAACCTAGCTCTTATCAATGCTAAATCCTTTTGGATTACTAAAGAAGTTAAGCTAAAACCACGTAATGGTATGGCTAATTTACCAACTGACTTTGGCGGGTTTAAATCGTTTGAAGACGACTTCGATGATAAATACAAATTTGTTGGTAATACTATCAAAATTGATAAAGAAGCTACAATGGCATATACCTATATCTTAGACCCTATTGAGAATATCGATGATAAAATCGATTTGCCTTATGTCTTATTCGACATGTTCTCACGCTATAGTCTAGGATTACTTAATGGTAATTTTGGAGCAGATACTGTGGCTGGTTTAATATCAGCTGAAATTCAAAAAATGGTAGCTGGCGAATCAAGTGGTCCTATTGAGAGACCAATGCCATTCTTTGTATAGGAGGTACAATGACAACAAATGACTTGTTGATTTTGGTTCGTCAACGACTAGGCGATATGCAGAAACTTAGTTTATCAGACGAAGAACTAATAATGAGTTTAAACGTGGCCATTGATAGACTTAGTGAAGAGTTAGCTCAAGATGGTAATCCAGAGCTAGTAAAAGAAGTAACTCTGAAGGGTACATCTAAAGAACTTCGTCCAGATGACTTTATCTCCTTGTGTGGACAATTCCCTATTATCTTTATTCAAGATACAGATGGTGTAAAAATTCAACACATGGACCCAAATTATGCTGGAACGATGATTGTTCGATACTTTGCTAGTCGTAAACACGTTCACAACTTAACAGATGAAATTCCATTTAATAAAATTCTCCAACAACGACAACTTGTTACCTATACAGTATATGATATTAAATCTATTACAGGTGAGGTGAAAGAAGATGACGGTAAGAGAACTAATGGATAAGGCGGCTCTTCGAGACCGTCTAAGTGATAATCTCCAAAGCGGTTACGAAGATAAAGAATTAATTGCTTATATTAATGACGCTATTAACTTTATTTGGCATGTATTAATTGACCATGGGTATTACGAGGTAATTGGAGATGTTACATTCACACAAGCTAATGATACTACTCCAGCTGACTGGTACAGGGTTACTAACCAAGCTCCGCTCATTGTCAGAGATAATTCCGTGGAAGTCTATGGCAAAGTCCCTCTTAAAGTCCGTTACTACAAAAAACCAAAGTTTGTAAACGCAGATACAGACCAAATTCCTTTCAGTAATGAAGCGTTTGGAGATATTATTGCACAATTAGTTATTATTCTCGCTATGTCTAACCACGGCTTTAATATGGACGTTGAACAAGATATGGTAGAGGCTATCGTAGGTTTACTATAAGGAGGTGAGTATGTCTGATAATGGCGTCAATCAACTACCTCCTTCTATACAAGGCGACGGTAGGAAGTTTATTTCGCTTTTAAAAAGCTATTTAAAAAATATTGCTGGTGAGTTAGACGACCAAATTAAAAAAGTAGAAAGTTACTTTAATGTTATCGCTGATAACCCAGATACTTTTGATGAACAGATTTCTAATGTTACAGTCGAAGAAAAGGCTGTCAATGGGTCAGTATCATTGTTAATACGTTGGGATTCGTCCCAAATTAAACAATATGCTGGCGTCAGTATCGATGTAAAAGTTGGTGACTTCCATGATACGTTAGAAATGTTCGAAGAAAAAGATACAGTTCGTCATTATGATACAACTCGCACGAATCAGTTTACGTTAGATAATGTAGATATTGGCAAAAAATATTGGATTCGTGTTAGAGGTAGAGATGTTAGAAACGCTCTATCTATTAGCGGTAAAGCTCCAATTGTTTTGCACTACATTGCTGAAACTAAATATGTTCCTAAATCACCATACGAAGCTACAGTTGTGTTTGATAAACGTGCAGTGTACTGGTCATGGAAACAATATCCACAGAACGATTATGAGTGGACGGAGCTTCGATTAGACGAAAATCCTGGTTCGTTATTTAATCGGTTAGACCTAACAACTGATTGGCACTCTGAAGCAAAACCATACGCACGAACTGGTACCGCTTACCTTTATAACAAAGGCATTGGTAATGCATATTCAGCTCCAACAAGAATTGAATATGCAAAAGCAGTTCCTCATAAGCCGAAGCATTTAATAGCTACCCCAGTAGTGACTGGTTTATATATAGAATTTGATTTAATCCCAGAGGATTGTTATGGTGCAAATGTTTATATCAATAATGAAAAGCATTTTGTTGTGGACAACAAGTTTAGCTTTAATTGTTCTACTGGGAACTACTCTATTAAAGTTGCTTACGTTGATGTGTTTGGTGATGGTGAATTATCAGATATATTAACAATTAGTACTATTGGTGAAATACCAGTAGATATGATTAATAAAGAGAAGCTTGGTATCAATGCAATTAACCAAGGCATTACAGATATCAATAAGGCACGTGCAGAAGCTGATAAAAAAATTGGTAACTTAACTACTTCTTTAACTACTTTAGAAGGGGTAGTTGATACGAAGATTACTGACGTGAAAAATACTACTGAAAGTAGAATTACAGCTACGCAAAATGCTATTAATTCAATGGTACAAAACAACGTTAATAATCTACGAACAAGTATTACACAAGTAGCCAATAGCATTGATGTCAAAGTAAGTGCTGGTATTAATAAATTAACTGGCAAAGAAATTATTTCTCGTATTAATCTAACACCAGAAACTGTATCTATTTCTGGTAAATATGTCCACATTACTGGAGATACAGTCTTTGATAACGGTGTAATAGTCTCTAAATATATTGGCGACAAGGCAGTTGTAGGGACAAAGATTGCGGACGGTTCTATTACAACGGACAAATTAGTTGCCAATGCTATCACTGGTGATAAAATCGCCGCTAACGCTATCACTTCAGATAAAATCAAAACTGGAGAAATTACAGCAGAGAAAATAGCTACTGGCACTATCACAGGTGATAGACTGAAAGCCGATACAATTACTGGCGATAAAATTGTTACTGGTAGCATTTCTGGCGATAAAATATCTGCTAATAGTATTGCGGGGGATAGAATTAAAGCTGGTAGTATTACTACGGAGAACATACAATCACATGCTATTACTGGTGATAAATTACAAGTAGAAAGTTTATCCACTATCACAGCACGTATTGGCGAGTTAAAAACAGCAGATACTGGTGCTAGAACAGTTATCAAAGATAACTTAATTGAAGTTTATGATGAAAACAATCAATTGAGAGTGAGGGTAGGGGTATGGAAGTAAATAAAGCAATTTTTAATATATATGATAAAAAAGGAACTTTAATATTAAGCCTAAACTCGACATTAACACGATTTTTAGGCACACATATAGTAACAGATTATAGCGGGGTGATTACTATTGAAAAACAAAAAAATGAGCAAATTTTTGCGTTCGCATCTGTTATATCTTACGAGCAAAATAGACCTTTTATGGTTCAACCTATACAAATTGATATTAAAGATAATCAAATTTTTTATAGGGTCGAAAAGACAGTTTCTCAAATTAATACAGGGAGGTATAAAATCATTTATGGAGTATATTAGAGTATCAAATACAGAGGGGACAACTATTATTAACGATTCATTTAAAAATTTAGCATTAAAAGAGGTTATAACAACCCCTACACAAGGGGCATTCGGGTATAAGATATATAGTTATAATGAACCGCATTTTATAATCAACAAAAAGGAAGATGATTTGGTTTTTGTTGCCCCAAATGGGAAAGACGCTTTCAATAAAGGGTTTATGTTAAAAATCACAGAAAACGAGACTGAATTATTAACGCCAAGCTATCAAGAAGGTATTTTTAATGGATATGGACCATTTACTGACACATGGGGAGTTGCTGATACCTCTTCTATGTGCGGTGTTAGACATAGCCCTTCAAGCCCTCATAGTTTTAAATGCTTTGTGTATTCTACTGATTATAAGAAAAGTAATGAAGGCCTTGAAGTGTATGATGAACATCAAAAATTAATTTTTTCATCGGAAAATAAATATCTTCAAGTCAAAAAATACATATATGTTGATGATATTATCAAAAAATATGTCTCACATAACCAGTGGGGCGTTGGATATGTAGAGGGCAGTGAATTCTACCCGCCAGAAGAATTTAACCCATATGATTACTGGGGCGTCGTTGGAAGTCATATTAAAATCGCAGAATATAAATTCGATAAACCTATCGCAGTGTGCCCTGTAAGCACGCCGTCTTGTATCATTGGTACTAGGGGTAGTTGTATATTCTTCTACTATTCTTTCATCGACGAACGCACAATAGGTATATATGCAGAAATTAGTGTAGCTCATGCAACTGCAAATCACGATGACGCTCCAGAAACAGAATATTTCTTTGACGATGTGGTTAAAATGCCAGTAGGAAATAATAAAATGCTTGGGGTATTAGTTACAGAAATTGAATAGGCGAGGTAAACCATGAAATCAACTTAATAAATGGAGTGTTAAATATCTCTGTATATTATAGCGGTCAACTCGGAGTAAAGGTTGAAGGGTCTCATACAACACGTATTATGCTATGTGAATTGGCTGGAACAGAAGACTTTCCTGTATTAGAACGTACAAGTATTTAATATTTGACATATTTTACTATTTCATAGTATCTTCATATTAACAAGAGGTGATATTATGAACAAAATTATCGGTATGATACCAGCTACAGCATTTCTACTATATACGTTGTATGACCCTTTCCAATACCTACTTCGTGGGGATATTGGTCGATTCTTAGTAGGTCTATGCACAAGTGGTTTAGTAGGAGCTATTGCTTGGTTTATTTCTTATCGTTTTCTCTGTACTGACATGAAATAGGAGGTTTATGGCAAAACGAAAATTATCACCGCCTACGCATGAATTGGTTGTTAACCAAGGTGACGATTTTTCTTTCCAACTTGTAATTAAAGACGCACAAAAAGAGCCAGTAGATATTACTGGCTTTTCGTATGTCTGCAAGGTGCGTGAAAACGCAGAAAGTGAAACTGTCTTAGCAGAAGCGGAATGTACAACACCAGAACCACAACATGGTCTGGTAGAAGTGTCTTTTACGCATGAAGTCACTTCTCAAATTGATACAGATGGGTCCTATTATGGAGAATTAGCTTCCTATTACTATGACGTTGTGCAAATCAACGCTAGTGGTAAGCATGAGCGTATTCTTCAAGGACCTTTTTTAGTTAGTCCAGGTATTTCATACCATTAAGGAGGTTTATTGAAGGATTGGATTAATACGCATTTTCCACCTCCGTATAGATTTCTTACTGGCGTATTTATCGTAATCCTGGCTGACATTTTTGACGTATATGAACGATTGGTTGAACAAATGTATCGATTATTAAATTTTTGGGAGATTAAAGTTATGGCTGGAACAGCATTATCTCTAATATTATCTTTTCACCAATCTGACTACGCATACGTCGCCCAGGGTATTTTCTGGTTATTAGTCTTGGATATTATTACTAAATGGTTTGCAATTAGTAACCAGTATTTAATAGAACAAGGCATACCACCAGAGAATATTACAACAATCGATAAATTTAGAGGGTGGATACCAGCATTTAGAGCTGGCAAAATTACAACATCTCACTTAGGCACTGGCTTTCTTTCTAAGATGATACAGTACGCATTGTTGTTATCGGCAGCGGTCATGATTGACCATGCATTTGGCAATAGCGGTATTGTACTTGGTATGAAAGCGGTAACTTTCACAATAGGTTACACATGTTATAGTGAGTTTTTATCTATCGTAGAAAATATGAGAGACAGTGGGGTTTCTCATATGGATAAACTTATGGACTTATTAAGTAGCAATATACTTAATAAACTTAAACGTTAAGGAGGATTTATGGAACAACCGATTACTTTAGTTCACAATAGACTTTTAACCACCGAAACCCACGAAGGTCAAAAAGATATTCTATAATATATGGCGAAAAAAGTTGGTAAATCCCAACGCATACAAACTGTTACCTTAGTTGATTTAACAGGCGGTATGAACGTCGCTAAATCGCCAGAATTCCTTAAACAAAACGAATGTGTAAATTTAGAAAACTTTGAGTTTGATATTGAGGGCGACAAATTACGTACACGGAGGGGGCTTGGCTCCCCTCTACATACGTTCGACTCTCCAATTACTTATATCTATAATGACTACGAGATGAACGATTTCTTTATTTTCTTAGAGAATAAAAAGATTTATAGATATGAATTTGGCAAAACACCTCAATTTATCGGAACTCTCAACGGTGACGCAAAGCGTCCCACATGTACTAAATTTGGTGGTAATCTTTTGATGGCAAGTGGTGGTAAATTACAAAAATACAACTACCAAACTGTATCTGAAATTGCAGAATCGCCAAATGCAGACATTGTATTTACACGTTCTGGTCGAGTAGTAGTATCTAAATCTGGGCAAGATTTACTAATCTATTCGTCTATTGGCAACGAGGAAGACTGGCACGAAAATTCCAATGATGATTCCGCACGAAAAGACGTGAACGTAGGGTATAAAGACGGTGGGGACATTGTTGGTGTGGCTGAACTGGCTACAGATTTATTAGTATTTAAGAATAATGGTCTAATCTATACAGTACAAAATGAACCTAGCGATTGGAATATCATGCAACTAGGAAGCAAAAGTGATTTTATATCACGACACGCTTGTACTAATTTAGGCAAAGACGTAGTATTTATGTCCACAACTGGGCTTAAATCGTATGCTACATCTCTGACATACTCCAACTTCGAACCTAAAGATATAGGAGAGAAATGCAATCCTCTTATTAAACGAAGAGTAGATAATCCGTTTATTTTTGACTTGCGTAGAACCAAACAATTAGCGATAAGCGGAGATAGTGGAAATACAGTATATGTATATCATTACGGGCTTAAAGCTTTTAGTAAATGGGTATTTCCTCATAAGATTACATCAATATGTGAAAATCGTTATCACGTTTTAGTATCAATGAATGACAATGATACAAGTGGTTCCTTGTACGAATTACGGTGGGATAATCATGACGATAATAAAACCACTATCCACCAAGAAATTAAAAGTGGTGAAATTCGTGATACTCACCAAATGAACGTATACAGAACATATATTGACGTAATGTCAGATACCGCTGGTAGCGGTGATATTTCTATTAATGACACTGTAATTCATCATTCATGGACTACCGAAGAACAGCAAAAAGAATTTAAGAGTCAAATACGTTCGCCAAAACTACAGTTTAAATTTGAAACGGACAGTAACATTGTCTTTAAGTTCGTATCATTTGACATTGTTAAAGAAAACGAGGCTTTAGTAAGCCAAGGTTCTTCTGGTGGCGGACGACGCAACTCTGGTTTCGGAGCTAAAAAACGAAGTAGTAAACATGATGATTTTCTAAAAGGAACAGGGTCATCAAATAGAAACCCATATGGATAATATAACGGCACTCTGAAAAGGGTGCCACTTTTTTTATATGGAGATGTCACATGGCTAAAGACGAAGACATTGTGAAATGGATTAAAAAATACAATAAGAAAATGGGTAATTTCTGGGACGATTGGGACCTAGAATGGTATCCATTTATCCACATTTTCGAGGACGGCTCTTTCTTCACATATGGTGTATGTGGTGAATATTTAGAGTGTGGTCCTGTTAGTATAGATTTTAAAAAAGCTTTTCCTACTATGGAAGCTTATGCAAAACGCTTAGGGCTAAAAGGGGTATCAACAATTACTCCTCATAATCCTAAAGCGTATGCACGATTAACTAAGTCTACCTTGAAAGAGAAAAAATTCTTAGGTGGACAATGGCAATATTACTTCGTGAGGGAGGTTAATTAATGGGTAAAAAAGGTGGTTCTTCATATCATGAACGCCCTCTATCCGAGGAAGAAAAACAACTATTACGCCAACAACAAGCGTATTTAGCTTCAATTCAACCAAGTATAGACCAGCTTGTATCTCGTGGTACAGCATTGTTAGATGATGTAGTTAACCCTAACTGGTCATCTATTTATAGTCAAACTGTAAACGATGTAGACAACCTACGTAAAGAACAGGCTGAATTAGCAACTGGTAAATTACCAGACGCATATGCTAATGCAAAAACAAATTATTTCAATCGTATCTACGAAAATACAATGGGTCAGCAATTGTCAGCGATGGCCAAGAAAGGTATTGTGGATAGTTCTCGACTAAACTCAGCTACAAACGATATGCAAAAAAATATCGCCGCTCAAATGTCGAAAGATTACAGCGAAGACCTCAACATGCAGAAAGGGTTGTTGGACCAAAAATATCAATTTGCACTCAATCCTTTGGAATTGGCTCACAAAGCAAATATGTACTCATTTGCAAATCCTCAACAATATTTACAGTTAGCACAAGGTCAAAACAAATCAAATACAGACGCATTACAAGCCACAAGCCAAATGAACAATGGTCGTGGCTATGTAACGCAAAAAGGCTCTGGTTTCTTTGGTGGCTTAATGCAAGGTGTTGGTTCATACTTCGCTTGTTTCCCAGCTGAAGTTGAGATTGAAACAGATTATGGCTATATCCCTATTAATGAAATTAATGAGGGAGATATTGTTGTAGCTAAAGATGGTATTGAGAAAGTGCTTAAAGTAGTTGAATGTGGAGAACGAGAAACAATGCATTTAATTACAGATAACCATGCATTAGAAACAACGCACACACAAACAGTATGGACACGTGATGGTCTCAAAGCTATTGATGAACTTGAAGAAGGCATGGAAGTCCTTACTGATAGTGGCTTTGAACATATCATTGACTTTAAAGCTGGTCGTATCGTGCCAGTATATGAATTAGTTTGCACAGGTTCTAATATGTTCTATGCAAACGGCATTGTAGTAGAAGGTTTTACAGAGGAGGAACTAAATGCAAGTCATTCCGTATAATCCAGCAACAGACCCTTGGTTCCAATTAGGACGTGCAGTATCTGGTGGGTTAGGCTTACTAGCAGATAACCGTATTGCACGTGGTGAAGCTAAAAATCAAGATAATGAATTTGCTAATGATGAAGCAAATAAATATAACGGGTTTTTAGACCAAACAAAAGCAATGATGGGGCTTGATAAAGGTGATAGTGCTGGCTGGGCTAGTGGTAACGCTAAACTATCGGCAATGGGTTATAATGGCCCAGCTTTAACCCCAACAAATGCAGAAGGCATTAACGCTGGTCTATTAAAACAACAAGATTACTGGAATCAATATAAGGACATCAACACTGGCAAACGCTTACATGATAACGATTACTTAACATACAATCAATACAAAGCGAACATGCCTGGTTTGCTTGGATAAGGAGGGTTTATGGATTTTTCTCAATACGGGAATGTGCCTAGTAATATCCAAGACGCTATTATTCAAGCGTCCAATAGTACTGGCGTAGACCCAGACCTTCTTGCTCGTGTAGCTCGACAAGAAAGCGGTTTTGACCCAACTGCCGTAAGTTCTGCTGGTGCTACAGGCTTGTTCCAAACAATGCCAGATACAGCACGAGATTTAGGCATTGAAGATATGACAAATCCATACCAAAGTGCAATGGGCGGTGCTAAATACATCGCCCAAAACTTGCAAAAGTATGGTGGAGATATTACTAAAGCCTTAGCGGCATATAACGCTGGTCCTGGTAATGTTGATAGCTGGATTAGTAATGGCTGGGACGGTTCACCAGATACAATTCCAATTGAAGAAACTCGTAATTATGTTGAATCAATTGGTGGCGGTGGGCGTTCTAATATCCCTGTTAACTACACTCAACAAGGTAAGTCGCCTATTAATCTAGCGGCTCAATTCCAATTAGACGACCCAAAAGAGCAAATTGATTTTGGTCAAGTCATGGGTATTCTTAATGCACCTAAACAAAATGTATCAGCCGCTGGTGACGACGCATTACGTAGTGCATTATCAACACAAGCACACCACTTAGCACGTGGTAGACTAGCGTCTCCTTTCTACGCTCAAAGTGATAAACAACTTATGGAATCAGCGATTGCCAAGGCACAGGAAGAAGCTAAACTAAATAACCAATCAACTCAATTAACTGGTGCTGGTCAACTAGCACAGATGATTGCTAATAGTAAAAATAGCTCTAACGCAGAAATGCTTGCAAGTTTAGGACAAGCTCTCGGTGTACGTTTAAGTCCTATGGCAAGACGTTATATGTCACAAAATGATATGGCTAAAATGGGATTACAGTTTGCTAGACAAGACCAACTGCTCGCAGACGAACGTGCATTTAAGGCCGCTGAAGCAGAAAAACAACGCCAATTACAACGTGATATGGTGGCAGTTAGAGCCGCCGCTACAGCCGCTCGTGCTGGTGGCAGTGGTCGCTCTGGTGGTGGTAGCAGTTCTAGCCTTATCAGTAGCGATAAATACGTCGATAAACAATTAAGCGGATTTGGTGAATACTTATCAGAAAACGCTGATAAAGAACAATTCTCTCAAAATGATGTCAATGAATTAAATCGTCGATATGGTGACTTAATTTTGCAATTAGGTTCAGCTGAAGCAACTCCATATTCAATGGAAATGTTACGACGAGCTGGCAATGATTATACATACCAAATCAATCATATGCAAAATTCAAGTAGTGGTAATAAATTGGATTACAGCACTAGCCAAGACATCATTGATAAACTTAATAAAAAAGAATAGATTATTTATACAGGAGGGGTGATTAAATGCCTACTTTAGGACAGTTGCTAGGCGATAACCTATATAACGTTGCATATGGTCCTCAATACAATGCCATGAAGCGTAAACAAGCCCTCGATGATTCTGGCTATATTCCAAGCGAGAATGATGGTTTAATTGACAGCTTCCAATCTGGTCTAGCTGGTTCTATGGGCGGACTATTTGGTGAACTATCTGGTTGGGCTAAAAACAATGGTCATGACTGGTTAGCTAACGAAGCCATGTATGGTGCTAATCAAATGGGAGATATAGCCGCTCGTAATGCCTATACAGGTAATGCAGATACCGATGGGTATTTATGGTATGGTGCCAACCAAGCCGCTCAAGCTTTAGGTTCATCTGTTCCTAGTTTGGCTACTGATGTCGCTACATCAGCCGCCGCTGACGCCGCTATTGGTTCTGTCTTACCTGGTGTTGGTACTACTGCTGGTGGTGTTGTAGGTGCATTAACAGGTGTTGGTAAATTTGCACTTAGAGCATACGAAGGTTCTAAGGCGGTTCGATATGGCGTTAAAGCCGCTAAAACAGCTGGTAGTATTGCAGTCGGTGGTCTAGTCGAAAACGCTAGTAACGCTGGTGATACATATATGACTGGTCTAAGTCGTGGCATGGACCATACAGAAGCATGGGACGCTAGTAACCAAGCCTTTGACGATGGCTGGGCCCCAGCTGTATTAAATTATGCTTCAGATAAAATCTCACTAGGCATGCCAATGAAAGGTATCTCAGCCGCTATGGCTGTTGGTACTGGTGGCAAAGTACTGGCTAAAACAGCTGGTGCTTGGGCTGGTAATGCTATGATTGGTGCCACTGGCGAAGGTTTAACTGAAGCATGGCAACAAGAAATTCAAGAACAAGCATTAGGTAATCCAGACTACGCAAACGTACATATTTATGACCCACGTACATGGACTGATGAAATGATGAGCCAAGGCAAAGACGCATTTGCTGGTTCATTAATGTTAGGTGGTATTGGTGGTGCTGTAAATACTGGTCGTGGCTGGGCTTCATCTCGTTCTAATCCTACTGTCTCTATGGAAGACAGTATAGACAGTAGCCCACAAGAGACAAATCTTAACAATACTACAAGTATCAACAACGTTAATAATATTGACACAGAAGACGATGTATACGGAAACGTAGAGGCACCAGTATCTGCTGTTCGTAGTATTGAAGGTAATACTGATGTTGACGGTATTACAGATTTGTCAGAAATGGTCCCAGACCAGTTAGCACCACAGGAACGTGGCGATTACGATGATGTGCTAGACACTATGACAGCACGTTTTCAAAAGAACAGATATTCTGACGCTGATATTGCAAATAAACAACAAGCTGTTAGTGATACAGTAAATCGTATCGTAGATTTATGGGATAATTCTACAGACGAAACAACTCCTAAAAAACTTACCAACAATATGTACATGGACGACTTCATTAATGCTGGTCTTACAAAAAAAGAAGCACATGAAGCTTCATCTACTTTAGTATCTACTCTACGCAAGAAAAATGATGTAGATAATGATAATCCTATGGACGGAAAGAATATCGTTGAACGTGCAGATAAAGTAGGATATAAACTATCAGATGCACAGCGTAAGGACTTATTGTCGGATAATCCTATTCGTCAAAACGTTAACGATACAAATCTTGCTGTTGAAAAAGCAGAAGCTGACGCACGTAGACGTCAACAAGAAAAACAAGCACAACAACGAGAAAAAGAAAATAGACAAGCGTATTCTTCTCGTTACGAAGACTCTGTAAATAAACCTTTCCTCGACCCTCTATATGGAGATAGAGCGGAAGAAACTGGTTATCGTATTAGTAAGGCTATCGCAGAACGTGAAGCCGATAAAAAATACGGACGTAAAGTCCGCAAAGATTATGAATATCTTCGTAAGAATGGTATTAATACACAAAACTATTCTGAACAAGAAATGAAAGATATTCAAAATCATGTTCGTTCCATTGAGGAAGGTAAGAAGAATAACGATAAAACAGGCTTATTAAAACGTAGTGCTGATAATGCTAACGTGATTAAAGCTAACCAAGCATACGCAGAAGCTTTTAAAAACTTAGACGAAAACGACCCACGTGACAAAGCAAAGATTCAACAAACACGAGAAGTAATTGCCAACCAATTAGTTAAACTTGGTAAAATGGGTAAACCTATCCACCGCTACGAAGTTTTAAAAGACCTTAAAAAGAATAGTAAAAACCTATACAACAAGGTAATGAACGAAGTATATGGAGAACAAATTGCAGAAGCTAAGAAGCAAGTTAAGGTAGAAAAACCTAAAATCCAAGCTAATGCTAAGGTAAAACCTTCGTTTAAAAAAGGTTCTATATCAGCTAAAGTAGCTGAAAATCCAGAGCTTAAACCTCTTATTACGGCACAATCTATTGACGTAGAAAAAGCTAAAAAGGTACAACCTAAAGAAGTTATTCAAAAAGAAGAAAAGAAAATAGAAAAAGAAGCTACGCCAGTTAAAGAAACTAAAAAACGTGGCCCATACAAAAATGATAAAACTGAAGGTGAACGTGCTTTAGCTGGTTTAAGAGAAAAGAAAATTACACCACAAGAAGCAATTAAATATTTATCTCATATAGAGAAAAACGCTAATAACAAATATAAACCAGAGTTGCGTAAAATGATTGAAATGGTTCGCTATAATACTAATAAAGATGGCGAACTTAAAAATCATGACCGCTCACCAGAAGGTAAAGAAAAAGAAGCTCAAATTATTCGTGACCGTATTGCTAAATTCCAAAATAAATTAGAGACAAAAAAAGTCACTAACCAAGGGTATCAAAATGAAGCACAACAAATTCAAAAACAAATTGACAAATTTAACTTCAACCACTTAGGTGATACAAAAGAATATAATTTTGAAATCCCTCAACATAAAAATGATACGTCTGCCAACATGGTAGAAGCACATGTAAATGGCGAAATTAAACACCCAGCATATGTTAGAGACGCTATCTTTAAAACTCCTTCAGCTATTGATAAGAGCATATTCAAATGGTTAAGCAAAGAACTTGGTCAACCAGTTACATCATTTAGAGGTGGTGAACGTAATAAGATTATCAAAACAATCTTAACTAAGGAATATGAAAACCTTATCGAAGGTGCTGGTGGTCCAACCCAAGCCTTTAAATCCAATCCATCTAAAGTTAAGCAGTTAGTGTACGCCATTGCTGGTTCTTTCCCTAAACAATCGTTTGGTTTAGAAGGTAATCGTATTAGAGATGACCGCAATAAGAAAATGTATGGCGGTAAAGATGGTTTAACTAAAACACCATTTGACGAAAAAGATAAATTAATTGCATTTGCTAAACAATACTTTAAAACAGGATTTGAAAAGAAAGATGAAGTTGTAGAACAACCGAAAGTTATTAAGGAAGATAAACGTAAGGAAAATCGTATCAACAAACAATCTCCTATTACGCTTAGTAAGGTAACACCAACAGATGATAGAGAAGTATTCCATTTTGAATTAAATGTCAAGCCAAATACTGATATTACAGCTACATTAGAAAATATAGGCGTTGATACAGATAGTATTACAAATAAAACTGAGAAAAATGGTACGATATCATTTGACGCAGAGTTAATGCTTAGTTCCACTCCATTCGATGGGAAAAGTGCCTCCAACCTAAAAGACTATGCTACAAAATCAGCTGTGCAAGAGGCACGAGAACAAATTTTAAAGGCTGCTATATCTAACTCAGATACAGGCTCCTTGTTATTCTACACAGATTCTACAGCTGGTTTGCAAAAAACACTTGACAAATTGTACGGAAAAGGTGAATATGTAATTGATGAACTTGACGGACAAGTGTTGTTAAGACCTAAAAACATTTCAGTTGAAAAGGCATTAGAAGACCCTTTATCTTATCAAAAAGGTAAAGAAGAAACTACAGGAACACAACAAACAGAAAACGTTAATATAAACGATTTGAGAGACATTATCAATCGTGGATTAAACACATCTGATAACTTAACGCCTCAACAAGCAAGTGTGTTGTTTGGTGCTTTAAAAAGCCGTTTAGGTGGCCAATACCGAAAGGTTGTAAATTACCTTAACAAGGCAAAACACATCGAAATTCAAGTAACTGACGCTGGCGAAACACCACAATACAACTCTGCATTAGGTGTCATTTATATACCAGAAGATAGAATCAATAGTAGTAGTACCTCTTTCCAACATGAATTAGTTCATGCGGCATTACGAGACTATTTAAACAACGCTGGTTCCACAAAACAAGTGATGGATTTTGCTAGTTCAATAGCAGATTATATTAAGGAGGAAATTGATGGATATCGAAACTTTAGTCAACCGAATACTAACAGAAATGAAATGTCCGAAGGACGAGTTGAGCAAGATGGCACGCAAAGTGGTGGATTACATGAACGAGTTCTATCCACTCAACAAAACGAAGCACTTCTCTCTGGGGAGCATGGAAATGAAGATAGCGATATGCGTGGCACGAATATGTCTAGCAGAAGTAGCGGAGAAGGAGTTCAACGCCAAGGTAATCAATTGGGACAAACTCAATTGGAAATACATAGTGGACGGACGGAGCTTCATCGACAAGGACAAACAATACCACACGATAGAGGAAATCAAGAAAGACTTCCGAGAACTAATCCCGTTTCGAAACGACCTAACTTTGAAGGGGGACTACTTCGAGCGTGGGATTCTGCAAAAGATGTAGTTGATAAGACACCTAAGGACACTTTATTTAAAATAAGAAATTTAACTATAAATAGAGTTAAAGACACTATTCGTGATGAAGACCTTTCTGTCAAAGACAAAGAGGATATCATTCTATCATTATTGTGGCAAGCAAAAGAATTAGACAAAAAATTTAATATCCCTTACGAAGGTAGTTTAATGCGAGCAATCTATGAAGGTGAAAGAGGTAACCTAGAAGAAACATTAGCATATACCTTGCAAGGCAATTTAGCTCCTGTTCATACAGGGGCTTTATTTGAGTCTGCTTCTAAAGCAACAAATCCAAAGCCATTAATCGAAGATAGAGAAGAACACCCAGAAGACCATTACGCTATTATGTTACATAGAGAAAATACAGGATATCTTCGTAAATCTTTCCACCAAGGCAAGATTATAGAACCTAGTGTTTCGTATTCTTTAGGTAAGGACGCCTATGATAGTGTTCTTGATGGATATGGTGAATACGCACTTGTATTAGACCCTAAACAAGTTGTAAAAGATAGTTACGTACTTGGTACACAAGATATGTATACGAAGACAATTAACAACTATGATTCACCAAACGAATACGGCGGTATGGCTGTTGATGGTACTCGATTAGTAAACAAAGCATTAGCATTTGTTAGTGATGAACCTAAGCGATTATCAAGTAATAAAATTTCTGTATCAAATGCTCGTAATAAGCCAATCAATATACTGGACGCTATGAAAATCATTGATAAACATATTAGACCAGTACTTAAAGAACATGAGCTACGTATATTAGAAGATTCATACGATAATGATATTTTATCGTTCTATGATGATATGGATAAACCACGCACAACTATCAAACCTATCATTGATACTCTATATCGTATGAGAAAAGGCGATAGTATTGAAGAAGGATATAGAAAAGTAACACGTGGTCAACAGCTAGATGAGCAAACAAAGAAAGCAATCGAAGGACTAAGACAAGACTTAAAACAATTTGGTACTGGATATGGCGAAGCTAAATTACATGAATTAAATATCAATGACATTAAATACATTGTTTTAGACGAAACCAATTATAAACAATTAGATTCATATATTGAGCGTGGTGCTAATATGCATGGTATTCCTATCATTACAATTACTGATGATGTAGACAATAAAGCTCAGTATGTCATGAAAGAAATTGTAAAATTAGAAAAACAAAAAGCACCAGAAGACGTTATCTTATACCAAAAAGGTAAAGAAGTTAATCCTATTGCCAAGGCATTGCCTTCCTTCTCTGAAGCAGCGGCAAAACTTCTTAAAAAAGAAGACGGCAACATCACATTTGAAACACGTGACGCAAAACAAGGTAATATTTCTGGCTATACAT